TGCTAAGATCTTATTTTCTACAATAGAAAAATCAGTACCTGATAAAGACTTACAGGCTAAATTAAAATCAGATTTACAAACACAATTATTACAATCAAACACACAAGAACTACAAGCAGCTGCAAAGATTATAGAAGCAGAAGCTAAAGCTGGTTGGTTTGCATCTAGCTGGCGACCACTACTTATGTATGTGCTTATATTTATTCTAGTATGGAATTATATATTTGGTCCAATAGTTAAGTTCTTATTTGGTGCAGCTATTACTATTGATCTTCCTGGCGATGTCTGGACATTATTACAAATAGGTTTAGGCGGTTATGTTGTAGGTAGATCAGGAGAATCTATCGCAAGAACTTTAGCTAATAAACCTAAAGAATAAAATGAGTGATCTAAAGTTAAGTGATCAAACACAAGTATCACTACCAATTAAAAATATTGTAGCTATTGTATCTGCTATCGTTGTTGCAGTCTGGACTTACTTTGGAATAGTTGAAAGACTTAATAGACTTGAAACTAATGAGAAGTTAATGTCGCAAGATTTATTAAAGAAGGCTGAGCAAACTCCTAAGAACCAAGAGATGTATATGTTGATTGAGTATCAAGCTAAATCAATAGACAAGCATTCTAAACAACTAGAAGAAAACGTACACACTAAAGTTATCATTAGCCAATTAGAAAAGAAGATAGATAAGTTAGAAAAAGAATTAGATTCATTAAGAGGTAAGTAATGGGTGAGATTGTATTTGCTTTACTTATGTTTCTTAATGGTAAGTTAGAAAACTATTCACCTAAAATTAATCTTGCTGATTGCTTAGAACAGAAACGTAAAGTAGAACGTGATGGTGGCACAGATACTGTAAGAATGGAATGCAAAGAAGTTGAAGCAATTGTTGAAACTGATAAGCATGGTGTTAAAAGAATAAGAGAAATTAAAGGAATTAAATAATGTCAGATCAAATTACTACAATGTTTGGACAAGCATATTCTAAAAAGAAACCAACATTACTTGCACAGCAAGGTATTAAAGCAAAAGTAAAGATTAAAAAGAATGGCAAAAAAAAATCTTGAAGGGAAACATATAAGAAAGTCGCCTAAGAAAAGAAGAGGCAGACATACTAAGAAAGTTAATAAGAATAAAACTTATAAAGAATATGTTGGTCAGGGGAGAGTATAGTTTATGTTAAATGTCAAATGTATTTTTTGGTTAAGAAAAGGATTTTGTGCTTTACTAAAACAGTGTAAATGCTTTAAGATAAATGAGGATGACTACAACCCTTTTAGAGAGAAATTATAATGGTTAAAAAAATGTATCAAAATCCTAGCGGTGGATTGAATGAAGCAGGTAGAAAATATTTTAAACGAACAGAGGGATCTAATCTTAAAGCTCCTGTAAAGACAGGTACTAATCCAAGACGAGTTTCTTTTGCTGCAAGATTTGGTGGTATGAAGGGATCTTTATTATCTAAGTCAGGCAAACCAACAAGATTAAAGCTAGCACTTAAAGCCTGGGGATTTAGTTCTAAAGAAGCTGCAAGAAACTTTGCCGCCAGACATAAGAAGAGTTAATCAGTAAAAAAAGTCTTTCAAATTTAAACGTATATGAGTTTTTAAAGGTGGGTACGATACTTAGTACCCCCCAATTTTGAGGGGTACAAAGTTTTAAGTTTAGTTAGTGGCTCTTCTTAATTTAGATTTATATTTCTTAAGAAAAGTATTTGCTAGTTTTATTTTTCTTTCCCATTTTAAAACAGCCATTCTAAGTTTTGTAATCTTCATTTCTTTTTTCTGATCAGAAGATATTTTTGCTTTTGGTTTTTGTTTTAATTTTCCATCTAACCAACCAGACTGAATGACATATCTTATAACTTGTCCCTCAAACTCTGCTTGCAAAGCACAATGATCAGGAAGACTTGGACTCCTATATTTAAAGAGCCTGTGTGCTAAGTCATGGATCAATCTTCTCCAACCTCTGCTTAATAAAGAAGAATCTCCAGATAAACAAACCCAACATTTTCTTATGTGAAGATTAATTGGATAGTTTCCATATCTTGATGGAGCTGCATCTTTTTTATTGCCAAACTTTCTAGCCAATAGTCTTGATGCTTTTCTTGCCTCATCATAAGTGATGTAAGGTAAAGTATCTGGTAAGATAGAGTTAGCTAAGTTATCATAAGACTTAACTAAGTTTTCCTTATCAGATGTTTCTCTCATTTGTTTCATGTTTTCCCTTTTGTTGTTTTTTTATTATTTAGGTAGTCTACCATATCGGTTATCTTATGTCAAACGATATTTTATTATCAATATTTTTTTTAATTTATTTTATTGAAGACTAGACGATAAAAGTTTTAGGGTATATAATATTAAGTGCGACAATTTTGTACAAATAGTTTTTTTAAAAAATAAAAAATGGGTAAGAGAAAAGAAATATTAAAGAGCTGTGGTAACTGCCATATCTGTGGCAAAGAACACATGTCAAACGAAGGGGGTTGGGTTATAAATGCAGAGAAGTTAAACTTCTGTCATTCATTAGATCATAGTTGCTATGAGATTTACTTTAATAATGTAAGAGCAGCAGAGAAACAAAAGGTTGTCATTAATGATAATAATGATAAGCGTATGAATATGTACATTGAGTACTTAAAAAAACTAAAGTGCAAACATAAATACGCAGGAGAATAAATGCCACTGAATAAAAAAGGTAAAAAGATTTTAGCAGAAATGCAAAAGGAATATGGTAAAGAAAAAGGTAAAGCTGTATTCTACGCATCAGAGAATAAAGGAACTATTAAAGGTGTAACAGGAAAGATGGCTAAAGGATTTAAATCCTTGCTATCAATGTAATATGGATAAATCTAAATATCACAAAACTAAAGAAGGTAAAACTGCTCGTAAAGGTTTATACTATAATATTAACAAGCGTAAAGAAGCTGGCACATCTAGATCAAAAAAAGAATCTACAATTTCTAAGAAGTCTTATAAAAGTTTATTAGCTGGTTTCAAAGAATAATTAAGAAACATTATCCATCACATACTGGTATCTATTCCAGATAATATGATCTGGTTTCCAGAAATGTTTCTTATTAATTTTCATCTTAACATGGTGCATCATAGTAGTATGATCTTTGTTACCAAGAATAACTCCAATCTTTGTAAATGGCATAGAGTATTTATCTCTTAAAACATTTATAAGAATTGATCTTGCAATAACAGCTGATTGAACTCTAGTCTTTGTTAAGATTTCATTAACATCTATTCCGAGTTGATTGGCAACAATAGATAACATCTTCTTAACATTCTCAGGTACAATCACATCATTAATAGTTACATACTTAATAACTTCTTTAACAACTGTTTGTTTATATCTGAAATTAGATTTAAAATAATCTCTTGCTAATTTATATCCAGTTCTAAAACCTGTACGATAAATCTTTCTTTCTCTTGCATCTAAGTTTGCAAAACTATTAAATGTATATCTTAATTTAATTTCCTTTTTGAATTCTTTTGGTGTCATAATTATCCTCTTTCTGTCGTATGTTTGTTGATCTAACTTTAACTTCTCCAATCTTAACCTTAATAAACAATCCTCGTTTATCAGGATCAAGTGCATGTTCTGCTGTGTCAAACTCTTCTACATAAGTAAAAGTGCATTCACCTTTTTTTAATCTAACAACTTTCATTGTTTTTTCTTTTGTCTTAATTGCTTAGTCATCTTGCAATAGATTGCTAGATCATCATAGCTATCTGCTTTGTATTTCTTTGTGCATCTATAAAGTTTAAGTGCCATCATTATATGACCAACATCTTCTGGATCTAATGCGACTTTAATTTTATTAAATAAAACAATAGAAAATAGTTCAGCAAGTAATGCAAAGTTTTCTTCATAATCACCATAATCTTCTTGGCGATCTTTTATAATTTTCTTTTGTATCTTCTCTTCAATAGACACAAAGTCTTCTTTAGTAGTCATATATCCTTTTCTGTTTTTTACTCTACCCCTAGGGAAACAACGTGAAAGGGTAGGCATGACTGCCTGATGAAAAACCCTAGGGATAGAATGAATAATAGTGTTACCTATTATTAGTATTGTCTATTACCGAAAGACTTATTGCTTGTAAATGGTTTCTTTTGAAATCCACCAGCTTTAAATCCTCCTTGTTTATTTGCTCCTGCTGTTGCTTGTGCTTCTTTCTTAGTTAAGATCACAGTGTATCCACCTGTTGGATTACCTTCTATGTCTGTTCCATCAAACGCACAGTAATCGTACCACTCATTATTGATATTCACATTCATCTTCCAATTCTTTCCTTCTGGAGCTTTTGGAGAATTAGGTGCTACCATTACTGGTTGGTTATCGCCTGCTTTTTTATTTACGTTTGGAACAAGATTCAAATAGATCTTGCTCTTTGGTTGGTCGTTCATTTATACCTCATTTTGAGTTGTGATCTCATCACGCTTACTATTAAATTTATTTAAAATAGAATTGTAAGTTGCGAGATCTTTTATTTTTATCTGATTAAGAAGATCTTTATTAGCACGCCACAGAAAATCTAGTTTTGCTGTATGCGGTGCGTAATTGATTTTTTTAGTCAGCTCTAAAATTATACTATCATCATATCTTGTAGCGGCTGATGTAGTATCTTTTCCATTCATTGGTTGTACTGGGATATCTAAATCCTCATACTCTTCTTTGCTTGTCAAATCTTCCAAGCAAATTCCAAAGAATGATAAAGCTCGTGTAGTAGCAAATGTTTCAGCTA